AAAGGCATCGGCAGTTGGCCTCGTTTTTTTTTGAGTTCCACGACGAAGCTGAGCCACTGCCACCAGACGCGGCAAAACTCCAGGTCGGTCAGACCTGAGCCGTCAGCTTCCTTGAACTCTGGAATGCCGATCCAGATCCGAGCCCTGCTGATAAGCTCTTGGACGGCTTCAAGTTCGTTGGCCTCGAATCTCTTAATTGCTGTCCCAAGGTCGATTGTCTCGTCTGCCCACATGGCAAACCAGATCTTCATGGGGTCGGCGGCGCGGTCCTTGGTGCCGTCGTGGAAGCGGAAGATGTCTCGTTCAGCGGGGGTTTCTGGCGTTCCGTTGTCGGTTTCAGCCATCGCAAACTTGCCTTTCATAATTAGGAAACGGGATCAGCTATGCAGGGATCGTTCCCGGCTGCATAGCTAAAGAGGGTGCAATCATACGGATTGTCGATATGGCACTCGAATAGCAGAATGAACGATTGGTGCCTCGTTCCCATTGACCACTTTCGGCCCTGACGGAGAACGGCCTTGGTGAATGTGAGGACGTATTCTTTACTACTCAAGAGAAGTTCTTCCATGCCGCCGTCTTGCCGCATGTACCAACCGGATCGGGGCATGGTCGGTGTATTCACAACGAAGCCGAAGTCACCTGTGATGCCGCTGAGCTTCTTGAGGTTGTCGCCATTGAACCGATTCAGCATACAGCGGACGTAGACGACAGATCCAAGATACTGCACGTCGCAGGGAGGGCCTTCAGAGCCACCGAATCCGTCGCTCTTGACTTCGTGGAAGAAGGGAGTTTCGTCGATCTGGATTCGGTCTTCGGAGTAGCCCAGTTCGAGGGCGTTGAACTTGACCAACGTCGCCCCGGTAGCGAAGTGGGGGAAAGCCTGGGGTACTACTCCGGTGAAGGGCATAATGGCCACTCGCGTCTTTGCTTATTGTGGCAAGCGGGATGTTATTAGGTGCAGGGATTAGCACCTGCTTCGAGTTGATAGAGTTCGAGATCACACGGGCTGTAAATATGGCACTCGAACACGAGTGACACCTGCTGGTGTCGAACGCCCATGTTGAATCGACGACCCTGCCTCAAAAATGCCTTGTGGAACCGCAGGATTTCCGTGGGCGACGACAGCGCCAGAGTCTCCATGTAAGTGATGGTAGCGTTATTCCCCTGTCGCATGAACGCGCCCATTGTGCCGCCGACGATATCGCCAGTAGTTCCGGACATCTGGTTGGCTACTTCCGCTCCAGAGACTTCAGAAAGCGTTGGGTGGATGGACGCCAGTTTCTTGATGTGGTAGTCATTGAATCGATTCAGGTTGCAGTGGACATAGACAACCGATCCGAGGTACTGAACCTCCGAGGGGACTCCCGCCATGCCACCGAAGATGTCGTTCTTGATGTCTTCCCATTGTGGACGCTCTTCGATCTGAACCCGGTCTTCGCAATAGCCAAGGTTTAGCATCGTCGCGTCATCGCCGGAACCCGTGTCGGCGGCACTGCCAAACTGAACGAGAGTCGCGCCCGTGCTGCGGTGCGGAAATCCCATTGGGATGATGCCGCTGAAAACGCCAGCTGCCATGATTATTCTCCTATCGTCCAGCAGGCAGACGGCTCCACCTCGGAACGAGGTGTCTACTCATCTGCTCTGGGTAGAAATTCAAGTTCGTGTATTCAACGACAGTTGGGGCCGTCGTGTCAGGATTGGCCGCGCTAACGTGGCTGTCCAGGTTGAACAGGTTCTCGCCGTTTCGCAGGGACTTCAGGTACGCCTGCGCCAGTTCCGTGTAAGCCTTGGCCTGTTCCATGTGGTAGCCGGGCCGACGTTCGTAAAGGTCGGCCATCGCAATCGTACAGACGATCTTCTTCAGGAACCCCAACGAGTTGCCCGTCAGAGATTCCAAGTCGGCAGGCTGGTATCGCTTGCCGGATAGCATGGCGGACTCAACTTGGCCAGACGCATCCACAAGTAACACCCCCAACGTAGTGCTGGCAAGCAGCTCTGCGTCGGTGGGTGTGTCATTGCTGTCCCCCATTAACTCGCCGATGAGCCGTTTGTCACGGCGAGTTATGAGGTCGGTTATGGATGCGTAAGCAGCCACAAATTAGTCTCCGCTGCTGCTGTCGGTCGTCTCGGTGACGCCACGGAAGAAGAATCCGCTGACCGGGGCCGTCATGATGGGGTCGAAGTGATCGACCACGCGATGGTCCCATCTGCGGTTGTCCACGTCCTTCTTGGTTTCCACGGTCATTTCTTCCTTGAAGAAAACCGTGATGGTGGAGAACGACGGGCCACCTCCAGCGACGGCTTCGATCCCGCCAGGTCGGGCCAGAACGAACACGTTGCCTTCGGTCATCGCCCAAGCGTCAACCATAGTCGTCGCACCGCGTTCGCTGGTGACCTTCACGGCGTCTTCGATGACCACGGGCAGACCGTAGAGCACCGGGGGCATGCCGTAGAAGTCCAGACCCCACTTAGCGCCTTCGGTGATCTGGGGCGCACTGGCCTGCTGCTTCACGAAGTCGATGATCTCTTGCGCGAGAGCGATCTTCCCGGCCGTGGCCGGGGACATGACCAGCATGAGGTCCTTGTGTGTCACGACGCCTCGGGTGGCCTTCTGGATCGTCTGGGCGGCGTAGACGATGGACCGCTTGATGTCCATCAGCGCCGTTGTGGACGCTTCCCAGCTGTAGCTGGTATTTCCAGTGATCTCGTTGGTCCACGCGACGTGGGACGAATCCCAGTTGGCAACGGTTTCCAGCTGCTGAACGGTCTTCACCGTTCGCGCCGTCATGGCCTTCTGGGCGTTGAACATCTTGTGGACGCCCTCGATGTCCCAGTCGGCCTCTTCCATCGCCAGCTCACCCAATTGCATGGGGTAGGCGTACCGAGTCGCTCGATAGGACTCGTAACGGAACTCTTCCGTGTGGGTCCGCTTGGGGGCGTCGCCGCCATCGGGCCACACGTAGTCGTTCAGGTTGGCATCCAAGATGCGAGCACATTCGTCCGCTTTGATGCGCAGGAACAGACCCGTGCTTTTGGTCACAGGTCGGTACTGGGCGTATCGCGGCAGGGCGAATTTCGACGGGTCGCGGCTGAACGTGATGATCAGGTTGCCCGTAGCGTCGGGGTTCTGCACATAGGTGTTATATGCACCTGGCAGGGCGTAAGTTCCGGCTGAGAGCGGCATGTTCAATTCTCCTTGGTTCCGGACATGCACCCCGTTCTTTGGCTACGGCACGTCACGATGAAAATGGTTAGCGGTAGAAGCACGCAACTTGAATCCACGCGTCGTCGCCAACGCCAGTGGCTTTCTGGCAGAAGCCCGCCACGTAGTTGCCGTTCGTGTGGACCATCGCGACGCCGTTGGTGCCAGACATGACGGCACAGCCGTCGGTCAGGGCTTGTCCGGTTTCGACTTCGCACACGTCGCCTTCGCCGTGAACGCGAACGGGTTCGCCATCCAGTGCGGCATAGGCCGTCGTAACGCTGGGAATCGGGGCTTCGCGGGTTCCGTTATGGGTCACGCCAACGGGTGGATAAGTTCCGTTGTCGCCCATGTGGACTGCGTTGCCTTCGTCGGTGGCTCGGACGACAATCCGCTTCGGATAAAGGTCTTCACCGGCCACATAGTTCGGGTTCAAAAGCGGCATAATTCTTCTCCTTCAAGTAACCGGACAGGAAGCCGGTGGTTGGGTCACTTACTTCGACAGGTCTTCGCGAGCGATCCGCTTCGCTTCCTCGTAGGCCATGACCTTGCCGGGATTCTTGCTCGCATAGTCGGTCGCGATCTTGACGGCCCGCTGATTGATCTTCTGGGACATCGCGTACTTCTCGGGCGAGCCAAGGTCGTCTTCCATCTTCGGGGCGTCCCCGGACGGGATGTAGACGCTGGATTTGGCGTGCTTTTCGGCGTAGCGTTCCACGTCGGCGATGTGCTTGTCGAACTCGGCGTCCGACATGCTGCCCTTCTGGCTGTACAGGCAGCGTTCGGTCTCTTCGCTGGCATCAACGAACGTGGGGAAGCGGCTTTGAAGATCTGCGATTTTGGCGCGACGAGCGTGATTGGCGTTCGTGCGCTCCAGCAACTGGATACGGCTGTGCATTGTGGCCATGTCCTTCAGGGCCTCGTTGTGCGAGCGCTGAAGCTGGGTGTACTTTTCGACAACGGCGTTGCCTGCG